CCTACGCCAACGCTTTAGACAAAAGACGCGACCTTGTGGACTTTGCTTTTAGAAATTACATGTCAATTTTGGAACAAAGGTTATCTTTTGCCGATTTCACACCAGCTGGCAACAAAGTCATGTTTGACTTAGACAATTTCTTGCGTGGTAATCCATACGAGCGCGCGCAAGTCTATGAAATCTTAAATCGTATCGGCGCAATGTCGATCGACGAAATACGCGCAGAGGAGGACATGTTGTTATGAAAAAACTCATCACACCAATTGCTATCACCGCAGCTGACTCAAACAGTCGCACGATCACTGGTCGCATTGTGACATTTGAGGAGACAGGAAACGCCTCAATTGGCAAGGTGCAATTTGCTAAGGGCAGCATTGAAGCAAAGTCTGTTTTGCTTAACCTAGAGCATGACCGCACACGCCGTATTGGTAAGACTTTGTCAATTGAGTCAAACGAGCAAGGTATTGACGCAACATTTAAGATCGCCAACACAACAGCTGGTACAGATGCACTTGTAGAAGCTGCTGAAGGTTTGCGCGACGGTTTTAGTGTCGAGGTTTATTTTGACGAGTATGAAACCTTGAAGGACGGCACAGTACGCATTATCAAGGGTGAAATGACTGGCGTTGCTTTAACGTCAGAGCCAGCAATTAGATCAGCGCGAGTTGCTGAGGTCGCAGCTACTGAGGGCGACGAGGAGATTTCTGACTCAACAATTGAGCCAGATGCAACACCAACAGAAAAGGACGACGAAGTGGAACAAACCGTTACACCAGCGGAAGCCGTCGAAACGGTAGAAGCCGCACAGTCAGTAACAGCAAATGCAAAGCCAGCAGTAGGTGGTTGGACATCAAAGCCACGCCTAGAGTTCACAGCTGCTAAGTATTTGGAAAACACAATCCGTGCCTCAATGGGCGAGGAGTCAGCACGTCAGTATGTCGCAGCAGCAGATGATACAACAGACAACGCAGGTCTAGTGCCTACACGTCAGTTAACAGAAGTCATCAACGGACTTGCAAACACAACACGCTCAAGCATTGACGCAATTAGCCGTGGAGTTTTACCTGACGCGGGCATGAGTTTTGAAATTCCAAAGATCACCGTCATGCCAACAGTTGCCTCAACATCAGAAGCAGGCACACCAAGCGAGACAGATCAAAACTCTGCATTTGTAACAGTTAACGTTGCAAAGTACGCAGGACAGCAAACATTTAGCGTTGAGCTACTTGATCGCACATCACCGTTATTTTTTAACGAGCTATTGTCAAACATGGCAGCAGCTTATGCAAAGGCGACAGACACAGCCGTACACACAGCTATTGCAACAGGTGCAACAGCAGATGCAACAACACTTGCTACATACCCAACAGCTGCTGAGTTGCTTGGTTTTGTTTCTCGTGGTGCAGCATCAGTTTATGCAAACACAAACGGCTTTGCTCGCAACATGATCGCTAACACATCACAGTGGGCAAACCTCATGACACTTAACGACTCAGGTCGTCCAATTTACAACGCAGCACAGCCAAGCAATGCTGGTGGTGTTGTACGCCCAGACTCAATTCGTGGAAACGTTGCAGGTCTTGATCTATACGTCACAGCAAACGTCGCGTCAGCAAATGACACAGACAAGGACGACTCAATTTTGATCGTCAACCCAAGCTCTTACACATGGTACGAGTCACCAACATACCGTTTGCGTGCAGACGTAATCGCGTCAGGTCAAATCTCAGTCATGGTTTACGGATACGGCGCAATTGCAACCAAGATCGGTGCAGGCGCGTTTGGTATCAACAAGACCTGATAACTAGCCACTAACTAATCATGCGGCGGGTTCTCCCGATCTCGCCGCAGCAGTCGAAAGGAAACGGACATGCCAGCCATTGTTACAGCAAGTCAATTGCGCACGGTGCTTGGCGTGTCCGTTAGCCTTTACAGCGACAGTTATTTGGACGAAATAATCAACACTAGCGAGGACGTAATTTTGCCCATGCTGGTTGCAAACGTTTCAGGCATTGATGCTTACAAGCTAGAAAACAACGTGGCAACATTTTTTACAATTCGTGAGCATTATTTTGTAGCTGGTCAATCAGTAATCGTGACAGGTTTGCCAGCACCATTTACAGCTACACACACAGTCGTTGACAGCGCGCCTTATTATTTCACCGCAGCACTGACAAATGCGGACGTAACATTGCGTCCAATAGTGCCAAACGGCAAAGCAACATTGTCAGGTTACTCAGCTGCTCAAATCTATGCCAGCACACCAGCAATTGAGTCAGCAATTTTGGCTGTTAGCGTTGAGGTCTTTCAATCACGCGTTGCAGCTGGTGGACAGATCGAGGGCATTGACATGGCAGTTTCGCCATACCGTATGGGTCGAAGCTTGACCAACCGCGTCAGCACTTTACTTATGCCTTATTTGGACGCTGAGACAGTGGTTCAATAAATGCCAGCAAACTCAATTGCCGAAACACGATCAGCTTTAGCAAACGCCTTTAGCGCGCTATCTGCAAACGTGTATCCAAGCGTGCCTGAGTCACCAATACCGCCAGCCATTGTTGTCGTACCTGACAGCCCATACATGGAGGTCGTTTTAATTGGCAAGGCAAAAACACAGGTCAAACTCAATTTTGCAATTACAGCCATTGTCGCCAGCAACAGCAATGCTGGGTCACTGGACAATCTAGAAAAGCTCATAATCGGAATTCTTGCGGCAATGCCCGCAGGATACGTCGTAGGCGTAATTGAAAAGCCAACGGTGTTGGAAGTAGGACAGTCTCCAATGCTTGTCGCTGACATAAACGTTTCGACTTATTACACTCAAACAACATAGGGGACAAAATGCCAACGACAATCATAACTGGTCGCGATTTAGTCGTGACCATTGCAACCGTTAACTATGACGCACAGGCGACCAGCGCAACTCTTGCGAACAGCCCAACCGTCGAGACATACCAAACATTGGACGGCAAGGCTTACAAGCACATTGACGATCAGTGGACTTTTGACATTTCAATGCTTGCTGACTGGGGCGCAACAGGTTCACTTTGCGAGGCACTTTGGACAGCTTGCGAAACAGCACCAAACACAACGCTGGCTGTTTCAATGACAGCGGTTACAGGCGCAGTTTTTGCATTTAACGTAATGCCAGTGTTTCCAAGCGTCGGCGGTGCAGCACCAGATGCACAGACCGTTGACCTATCATTTGTCGTAGTGGGAACACCTACTGAGACATTTAGCTAAAAACTACTAATCGGGAGACAAAATGAAACTACCAATCACAATTGAATACACAAACGGCGATCAGATCACTTACACAGCTGCACCGCCAGAGTGGGTCAAATGGGAAAAGCACACAGGACACACAATTGCACAGGCACAGGAAAAGATCGGCATTTCCGATTTAGTATTTCTTGCCTATCATGCCATGAAGCGTGAAGCAGCTGGAAAGCCTGTCAAGCCGATCGACATTTGGACAGAAGGTATTGCTGAAGTAATCGTAGGTGAGGCAAACCCAAAAGCTACGCCGTCGGAAGCCTTAGCAGAATAGTTTGGGAGGTAGCTCTGGCGACAGGGCTACACCCAGATGTTTTTGAGACAGCCGAGGACATACTTACCGTCATTGAGATTTTGGAAAGGCGAGCAAATGGCTAAAGATGCAATCAGCTACGACAAGGCTGAGCTGCGCGCCATTGTTCGATCTTTCAAGGCTATGGACGAGGAAGCAACAGACCAAGCCAAAGAAGTCACCTCAGAGCTTGCAGAATTTGTCAAACAAAAGGTTATTGCCACAGCTGGTCAGCGCAACAACCGCGCATCAAAAATAATTGCTGAGGGCGCATCAGTGCGCAAATCCTCCAAAATTGGTGAGATCGGTTACGGCTTTGCGCGTCAAAAATTAAGCGGTGGCGGTACGACTCAACAAGTTTGGGGCGGCTATGAGTTTGGGTCAAACAAATACAAGCAATTTCCAGTATGGTCAGGTAAAGAAAGCCGTGGAGGTTCACGCGGTTGGTTCATTTACCCAACACTCAGATCAGTGCAACCAGACATTGTAAAAAAATGGGAAGAAGCTTTTGGCAAAATAGTTAAGAGGTACGCATAGTGGCTGGTTTAAGTCGTACCCTCAAACTCTCCATACTTGGAGACGTTGACAACCTCAATAAATCGCTCAAAGCAGCCAGCAAAGATGTTGACACTTTTGGCGACAAAATGGGCAAGGTTGGCAAAATGGTTGGCGCAGCGTTTGCAGCTGCCGCCGCTGCTGCTGGTGCTTACGCAATCAAAATCGGCGTTGAAGGTGTCAAGGCGGCAATCGAGGACGAGAAGGCACAAACACAGCTTGCCGTCGCCTTAGAAAACGCCACAGGGGCTACAAAGGCACAAATTGCTGCCACTGAGCAATCAATCTTGCAAATGTCTTTAGCAACTGGTGTGGCAGATGATGAGCTGCGCCCAGCTTTGGGACGGCTGGTCAGATCAACCTCAGATACTGAAAAGGCACAGCAACTACTTGCCACAGCTTTAGACATAAGCGCAGCCACAGGCAAGCCACTAGAAAGCGTCGCAAATGCTTTGGGCAAGGCTTATGACGGCAATACAGCATCACTGGGCAAACTAGGCATTGGGTTATCAGCTGCTGAATTAAAGACCATGAATTTCACTCAGGTGCAGGGGAAATTGTCAGACCTGTTTGGCGGCGCGGCAGCTCGTAACGCTGACACTTATGCAGGGCGCATTGCTCGCATGCAAATTGCATTTGATGAGGCTAAAGAAACAATTGGGTTTGCGCTGTTGCCAATTCTTGAAAAGCTTATGGGTTTTATTAACAATAACGCTTTGCCAATCATCAACGCATTTAGCGGTGCTTTCAGCCTCAACGGCAATGGTCTTGGCGGTGTTATCACAACACTTGGCAACATCATCACCAGCGTATTTACGCCAATCATAAATGGCATGATCAAAGCGTTTGGGTATGTTCGAGATGCAATCGGTGACAACCTTGACACTTTCAAGGAATTTGGCGCATTGATAGCAACCTATGTTGCACCAGTCATAGGCACGGTTTTAGGCGGTGCGTTACAAGTAGCAGGAAAGATCGCAGGTGGCGTTATTGATGTCATTGCTGGCGTTGTCAAAATTCTCAATGGCTTAATTTCAGGTGCGGTTGCAGGTATCAACGCTTTAATTTCTGCCTATAACGCAATACCGTTTTTACCAAATGTCAGCAAGATTTCAACACCGACGGTCAGTGTGCCTACAATTAAAACACCAACAGTCACAACGACGACGACGACTATTCCAAAGATTTCAGCACCGTCAGGCGGTGGCGCAACGACCACGTCAAGCGGTGGCGGTGTTTCAACAGCTGCAAAAGTGGCTGCAACCGCTGCCGCTGCGACGACTGGCGGCATTGGTTCATTTGACGTTGGCAGTTTTAGAAAAGCTGAAGCAGCAACAATGGGCACAACAATCAACCTGACCGTGACTGGTGCGTTTGATAAGGAAGGCACAGCACGCACAATCGTTGACACATTAAACAACAGTTACTATCGCGGCACAGGCGGCGCAACTAACCTGCAAATAGCATGACCCAGTGGACACCAGTTTGGCTGGTAGAGATCGACGGCGTTTCTTATACAAACGCGGTTTTGGCTAACCTAACAATCAGGTTAGGTCGGACAAACATTTACGAGCAGGCGCAAGCTGGTTACGTCAATTTGCAGCTGCTAGACGTTAATCAGGCGACCATACCTGTCAACATCAACAGCACCATTTCAGTGCAGGTGCAGGATACGTCAAGCACATACGTCCCAATCTTTGGTGGCACAGTCGTTGACATTGCCGTGGAAGTGCGCGACGTAGGCAGCACAATGTTCACCCAGACATACAGCATCACAGCACTTGGCGCGTTGTCTCGCCTGCCAAAAGCATTGACAAATGGTGTGCTATCTAAAGAATTTGACGGAGATCAAATCTGGACAATTCTGTCTGACCTATTGCTCAACACTTGGGCAGAAGTGCCAGCAGCTTTGACGTGGGCAACATACGACCCAACAACAACATGGGCAACCGCTGAAAACGTTGGTTTAGGTGAGATCGATCGCCCAGGTGATTATGAATTAGCCGCACGATCTAGTGAGCGCACAGACGTTTATTCTTTGGTATCAAAGCTTGCAACGTCAGGTCTTGGCTACATTTACGAGGACGCATTTGGTCGCATTTCATACGCTGATGCAACTCACCGCAGCCAATACTTGTCAAACAATGGCTATGTCCAACTCACGGCAAACCAAGCG